TTATATAACGTGCCAAAAACTGGGAATGATTTGTATGAATTATATATTGAAGAGGATGGAGAGATAGTTACTACTGTAAATATGGTAATTGAAGAGCCTTTTTGGTATTTAAGTGGAAGTTCAAATATTGAAACTAATCCATTTTTTGGAGATAATGTCATATATCGTTGGTTATCAGTTGATGATTGCCCAAAAACAGACCAATGGGAATATGTTAGTGGTAATGAAGTTGATAACTTAACAACTGATAATTCATTTTGGTTTGCAAAATATACGGACGTAAAAACGGGAGATAATCAAACTATAAATATAAACGCAAACACGGTTTACGATATTACAAAAGTATATACTCCATATATTCTAAATGGAAACAAAGTTGAGATATTAGACGGAGACCAAATTGTCCAAGATACTTACTACTTTTCACCTCAATGTGAATGTAAGTACGAAGTAATTACTTGCGACTTTGTTAATCGTTGGGGAGGTTGGCAACGTGAGTTCTTTTACAAGGCTTCAACTGAAAGTGTAGAAATGTCAAACACGCAATACAAGTTAAACCCTACTAATTTCCCGAATTACAATTTATACGAGGGTCAAACAAAGAATTTCAACACAAACGCGAAACGAAGCGTAAAAGTAAATACTGGCTGGGTTGAAGAAAATTACAAAGTAACGATTGAGGAAATGTTATTGAGTGAGACTATACGAATAAACGGATTACCTGCGGTATTAAAAACCAAATCAGTTGAAAAATTCAAATCCATAAACACGAAAACAATTAACTACCAAATGGAGTTTGAAATGGCTTACGATGTGTTAAATACAATTATCTAAATGAGAACAGTTCAAATATACGTAGGTAGGGATGTAACGGATTTAGATTGCATTCGTGTTACGTTCAAAATAGACGGTGTTTCGCAAATCGTTGACGTTCCTATGACAGGAATGGAAAATGACAAACCAAAATACGGATACAATATCGATTTAAGTCAAGGCGATTATCTTGCAACTGAAAATGGTAAGAGAATATTAACAGAAAGCAACGATGTTTTTATTACAGAAAGTTCCGTGTTTACGCCGTCAATTTTAATTCGTTGGTTATCATTGTTAAATGTTTGGGTAATAAATATAGATGTTAATAATACTATGTTTATTTATCAATCAGATTCAAATGTTTACTATCCGTTTTTAAATGATTGGCGGAGCGATCGAAATGAACTTGAATATTTAGTTACAGAACAATGCAGAGATTTAAAATACGAAAGATTAGAACTATTCAACGATGAAAAAATAAACCTTACGTTAAGCGTTCAGAATTTAAGTGATATATCAAAAACGTTTACGGATTTCAGTCAAAGTTTTACCGTACCGGGAAGCGTAGTAAATAACAAGATATTTGAGCATTTTTATCAGAACGATGTTGACGGTACTTTAGATTATAATATTAAGCGACCTGCATACATTGAAATTGATTTTATTCCGTTCCGTAAGGGTGTTGTAATGCTCGAAAAGGCGAACCTAAAAAACGGATTAGTAGATAATTATTCAATCAGTTTCTTTGGTCAACTTACAAACCTCAAAGATATATTTGGAGAAATAAAAATCAATCAGTTAGATTTCAGCTCAATTTCTTTTCCGTTGACTGCAACGAATGTGTTAAATAGAATTACTAATGATGCGATTGATTATGATATTCGTTTTCCATTAATAGCTCCCAATAGATTATGGACGTACGCAGACGGTGGTATAAACGACATAACAATAAACGCAAACACCTTTACTTATTACGAGTTATTTCCAGCGGTTAAAGTAGCTCGAATGTTTGATGCTATTGAAGATTATTTTGGTGTTTCTTTTATAAGTGATTTCTTTTCAGACCCTCGTTGGACAAAGCTATTTATGTTAGCCAAAAACACGGATGTAATTGATATAAACAAAATAACAACGAATTTAAGCTTTGACAAACAGAAACTGCTTTTTCATCAAATTGTAAATAGTTCAGCTCCCGACCCTGCAATAGACCCTACTCCCGATATTAAAATCCCTAATTCAGAAATATGGGTATTTTGGGACCCAGCTCCAAATGTTCAAAGGCACGAAGTAACATTAACGTTACAAACAATTTCGGGGGCTTCCGATTATTTTATTGAAGTATATAATGGAAGTCAATTATATCAAACCGTGCAGGGTAGCGATACAAATCCAGCGGATTTTACAATTACTTTGCCAAATACGTCGGGTCTAAATAGCATTTTTAATTTCCAAATAAAGGCAGCTCAATCTGTAATTATTGAATATAATATAACATACAATATAGTTTCTTTATTTGGTGGTGTAGAGGTAAATAATTTTGCTGAGGTAAGTTGTTATTCGACTACATTAACACGGACATTAAATCCTGCAAATACTTTGCCTGATATGAAAGTAGCTGATTTCTTTTCAGCTATTATAAAGCAATTTAATTTAACGTGTGTAGGTATAGACCAAAACACATTTCAAATAGAACCTTTAGAGGATTGGTATAACGATGGAGCTGTAATAGACGTAAGTAAATACATTGATAGTGAAAGCATTGATGTTGCGCGAGTTCCTTTGTATAGAAATATTTCAATGAAATACCAGCAAAGTGAAGCGTTTACAAACAGACAATATTTTGCTATTTCAAACCAAGAATACGGAAACACGAATAACGTATTTAATTACGATAGTGGAGACTTTACAATAGAACAACCATTTGAGAATTTATTATTCACAGAATCAGTTGGAACAAACCCTACGGATGTTGCAATTTTAGGCTATCATTTAAACCAAAACTATCAAAGCTATATTCCAAAGCCAACACTACTTTATCAATATGGAGCGGCAACAGGAATAAGTCCAAATATTAAAATGTTTGACGGTGTTTCAATATACTACTCAATTAATAAATATATGCTATTCGGTCAAGACATAACAGTGTCGGGAACAAAATATAGCTTAAACTTCGGTGCAGACAATTCAATTATTCACAAAGAGACAATACAAAATGGTTTATTTGCTACTTATTATTTTAGTTATTTATCAAATTTATATAACCTCAAACAAAGATTGACAACATACAAATCAATGTTGCCTTTGAGTATTCTAACAAGTTTGCGTTTAAATGACCGTCTTATCATTCGAGATAAGCGATATATAATAAACGATGTCAAAGTAGAATTAACGACGGGAGAAGCGACGTTAACGCTATATAATGACTTTAGGCAAGTTGACTTAGGAAGTTTAATAATAGTTGAAGAACCAAATTCAAGCGTAACATTTACGGTTAAATATCGAAGTGGAAGCCAGTCGGCTACAATGTTCGGCGGCTTTATGACATTTGATAGTGAAACGGTAACGTGGGGTGCTGGAGATTATTCAGATAAAACGGTTACGGCTTATTATGAAAGTTTACCAAGTCCTATTGAAAGAACCATTTTCGTAACGTACAGCGACGGTAGTGAAATTTATGTAAGAATAAAACAAGTATGATAAAGAATATAATAGAAATGTTAAAACTTTCTGAACACGTTGGTTTCAGTGAGAATATAGAAATAGCCAAAGGAAAACACGAATTAAAATCGAGTATAAAAGATATTTGGAAACAAGCAATAAGAGAAATTAAAGCAAAGCACAATGGCAGAAAAAAGGGTAATTGAGTTAAACATTGAAACCAATGAAAAGAGTTTAAAGGCTCAGTTAAGAGCAGCACAACAGGACGTCGCTGCATTAAGTGAAAAGTTTGGAGCAACCTCCCAAGCGGCTATTGACGCAGCAAAAAGGGCAGCACAATTAAAAGACGCTATTGGAGACGCTAAAAACTTAACCGATGCTTTTAATCCTGATGCTAAATTCAATGCGTTAACGCAATCTTTAAGCGGTGTATTAAATGGATTTCAAGCCTTTGAGGGTGCGCTCGGATTAGTAGGTGTTGAAAGCGAAGCGGTGCAAGAATCTTTGTTAAAAGTTCAAAGTGCTATGGCTTTGGCGCAAGGTGTTGATGGTGTTTTAGAGGCTGTTGACTCTTTCAAGACTTTGGGCGCGCAGGTTATGAAATTTGGTATCGTTCAAAAAATCGTAACAGCAGGTCAATGGTTATGGAATACGGCGGTTGCTGCCAATCCTATTGGAGCGTTAACGGTTGCAATTACGGGACTTATTGCAGCTGGATATGCTTTAGTTAAATACTTTCAAACATCAACGGCTGAAAACGAAAAAAATGCAGCTTCGATAAAAAATTCAACACGTGAATTAAAGAAACAAAATTTAGAATTAGAAAAGTCGCAAACACGATTAGAGGAAAACAATAAGTTTCAATTAGATTACGCAAAGGCTTCGGGAAAATCAGCGCAAGAATTAAGAAAATTAGCCTTAGCAAACCAAGAGGAAGAACTTGCAATGGCGCGTAAAAACAAAGAGTTGGCAAAATCAACTTACTTACGTGAAAAGGATATATTGGCTTCAATGAAAGCTAACGATGCTGATGAAGAAGTAATCAAAAAACAAGAAGAACTTGTTAAAAAATATGGTGAAGCTGCAAAGCAATCGAGAGAAATAGCCGAACAAGAATACAAAGACTTAGTAAATTTAAAAAGACAGCAACGTATTGACATTAGACAGGAGCAAACAGACTCTTTGCAAGAACAAGAACAAGCGAATAGCGAAGCATACGATAAACAACAAGAAGCTTTAAAATCGAATTTAGACGCGCTAATAGAATTAGAGGTACGAAAAGACGATACAAACGAAAAAGTCTTAAAAAACTTACTCAATAAAAGGCTAAAATTAGAAAACCTTTCGGGAGCTGAATTAGAATTAGCGCGACAAAACAACGCAGACAAAGTAAAAGAGGCGTTAAAATCTGATGTCAATTATACATTAGGATTAGAAACGAAAAAAGTCACTGATTTAAAAATTATAAGTGATAATAGATTACAAACTTTACAAGGTAGTTTAGACGCTGAAGTTGGAATTAAATTAGCGGCTGCCGAAAAAGAACAATTAATTTTAGAAACACAGGCAGTAAAGGCTCGTAAACTTGAAGAAAATTCTCAATCATTCAAGGTTAAAATGGTGCAACAAGGATTGCAAACAATTTCAAGTATAACAGAATTATTTGGCAGAAAATCCGAAAAGGCTGCGCGTAGAGCATTTCAAATTAACAAAGCTGCACAAATGGCAAGCGCTACAATTGACACTTATAAAAGTGCGACTGCTGCCTACGCTTCACAATTTGTTCCAATTCCAGACCCGAGTTCACCCGTTCGGGGTGCTATTGCCGCAGGTGTGGCTATTGCCGCAGGATTAGTTAACGTAGCAAAAATCGCCTCACAAAAATTTGAGGGTGGTGGCTCGGGAGGTGGTGGAGGTACTGCACCCGCTGGAGGTGGTGGCGGTGCACCTCAAATGCAAGCTCCTAACTTTAACGTAATAGGAAGTTCGGGAGTTAATCAATTAGCACAAATTCAGCAACAGCCAACACGAGCGTATGTAGTAAGTGGGGACGTTGCAACTGGATTAAGCCTTGAAAGAAATAGGTTACAAAATGCTTCATTTTAACGTTTAAAAAATATGGAATCAAAAAAGATTATCGAGTTAGTGATTGATGAAAACGATTTACAAACTGGAATCCATGCAGTTAGTATCGTTAATTCACCTGCAATTGAGGAAAACTTTATAGCCTTAGCAAAACACGAATTAGAACTAAAAGAGGTTGATACTGAAAAGAAAATCTTAATGGGTGCTGCTTTAGTTCCTAACAAACAAATCTTAAGAGCTGACAAAGACGGCAAAGGATATTACATATATTTCAGTGAGGACACTATCAAAAAAGCCTCAGAACTATTCTTAATGCGCTCAAATCAAAACAACGCTACCTATGAACACAAAGAAAAGTTAAATGGAATGAGTGTTGTTGAAAGTTGGGTAATTGACAACCCCGAAATGGACAAATCAAAGGAATACGGATTTAATCTACCGAAAGGAACTTGGATGATTGCTATGAAAGTAAACAACGAGGATATTTGGAAAGATGTTAAGGCTGGTAAAGTTAAAGGCTTTTCAATTGAGGGTTACTTCGCTGATAAATACGAAATGAGCCAAGAAAAAAACGAACGAGAAGAAATAATTAATAAACTAAAAGAACTTTTAAAATAAACTAAAATGGCAGAAAAAATACCAAGCCCGAAAGGTGGCAAAAGAGGATGTCTTTGTAAAGACGGAACTTATTCAAGTAAATGTTGCGACGGAAGTTTAGAGGCGCAAGGAATAGGAAAAACAGCGAGTGTATCTACTCCAAATGTAGTGATTACGGAAGTAGACGGAGTTAGAACCGTGATAAGACAAAACGGATAAAAAAGTAACAGAATAATTTATTAATCGTTTAAAACATAACTATGAACACAAGAAAGACAGTTTACAACAAACTCTTTAAAGAGGAAACTCAATTAGCTAAACACGAAGTTGAGTTGGCTATTGCTGATAAACTAAAATTAGAATTAAAAAATTATGGCGCTTTAATTTCTAAATATGGTAGTCAATTAGATAATTTATATGTTCCGATTAGGGTTTTAGAAAAAGCTATAAATGAATTAAAAGGAACAACACCTGAAGCTACAAAAATAGCACAAGATTTAAGAAAGCAAGAAGATTTAATTTCTAAAGAAATAGATTTGGTTACAAAAAAAATAAATCAAACTAAAAGTGATTTAGGAATAAATATAGATATAAATGAAATAGTAGATTTAAGTAATTTACAATCTTCTAATACAATTTCTTCAAGAATACAAAATGATGCTGCGTCTTTTGTTAAATATGTGAATACTTTGCAAAAACCAACAATTTAAAATAAATAAACACGAAAAATGAACACAAATCAAATCTTAAACAAAGTTCGAACACTTTTAGGAATGGAAGTAAAGTTAGAACAAATGAAATTAAGCGACGGCGTTACTGTATTGGAAGCTGAATCTTTTGAATCTGAAATGGAAGTTTTCGTAGTTACGGAAGATGACCAAAAAATCCCAGTGCCAGTTGGTGAATATGAATTAGAGGACGGGCGTATCTTGGTAGTAGAGGTTGAGGGAATTATCAAAGAGGTAAAAGAGAAAATGGAAGAAGCTCCCGAAGTTGAAGTTGAAGAAAGCGGAACTGAAATTGAAATAGAAGCTGAAAAAACAACTCCTGCTGCTCCAAAGAAAACTATCGAAAGCGTAGTTAAAGAATCATTCTTTTCAGAAATTGAGGAATTGAAAAAAGAAAACGAAACTTTAAAAGCTGAACTTTCTGCATTGAAAAATCCAGTTATCGAGGAAAACACGGAAGTAGAATTAAGCGAAGAGCCTAAGCCTATTGCTTTCAATCCTGAAAACGAAAATCCAATTGAGCGAATCAAAATAGCTTCAAAAAGAGGACGTACTATTATGGACTCAATTTTGGATAAAATAAACAAGTAATTATAAATTTTTAAATAAAATAAAATGGCAACAGAATTAAACATTTCAAGTTCTTACCAAGGCGAGTTTGCTGGTAAGTACATTGCTGCAGCTTTATTGTCTGCACCAACATTAGAAAAAGGCGGAATTACTATCTTGCCTAACGTTAAGTACAAGCAAGTTATCAAAAGAGTAGCGACTGACGGTATCGTTAAAAACGCAGATTGTGATTTTGACCCTACTTCAACAATTACTTTGACTGAGCGAGTACTTCAACCTGAGTATTTCCAAGTTAACTTACAATTGTGTAAAACAGAATTCCGCGCTGACTGGGACGCTATTCAAATGGGTTATTCTGCATTTGATGTATTGCCNAAGTCTTTTTCTGATTTCTTAATNGCACACGCTGCTGAGAAAGTTGCTCAACAAATGGAGTTNACTATTTGGGACGGTAACAACAATTCAGCTGGTGAGTTTTCTGGAATCATGAGACAATTAGCAGTTGATGCTTCTTTACCTTCCGCACAAGAAATTGCTGCAGTTGGTGGTGGCGTTACAGCTGCAAACGTTATTGCTCAATTGGGTCTTATCGTTGACGCTTTACCTGCTGCTCTTTACGGAAAAGAAGATTTAAAACTTTATGTTTCTAACAACATTTACAGAGCATACGTTCGTGCATTGGGTGGCTTTGCTGCTGCTGGTGTAGGTGCTAATGGTTATGACAACAAAGGAACAAACCAAGTTTTAGGAGACCTATTC